CCTCATCATTGGAAGCGACCACAGAACTCATCACGCCGCTCGACACTGTTTGAACATTACTGAGTTGCCACACCGTCCCGAAACCACTAAGAATTTTTGTACCAGGAATGACGCCATTGCCCGTGATTTGTTGTCCGACGCCAATGATACCGGACGCCAATGCAGAAATTGTCAAAGTCGAAGACGCGATTGAGCCTGTGAAAGTCGCAGAGGGCACGTTAGAGCAACCCAGTTTGATCGTGACGATTTGCGCCCATGTCCCGAGCATCGAAACCGCATTGTAAAAGCGAGAAGCGAATAGGTTTGATCCAATGCGCGCTCTTTCCCCTCCGTCTTCGCCGGCAAACGCAGAAACAATTGCGGCCTGAACCAAGTCATTTACGTTTGCCGGGACTGACGCGTTGTTGGCCAGTGTCACTGAAAAAACTACGGTCACAAAATCGGGGCGCTCGAATTTGACGGTGTATGCGGGGAACGGTGGCGTGTAACCAGATTGATCATCCTGGACGATCACCGTGGTATTACCATTGTAACCACAGCCGGGCGACTTCTTGGTCCACAATGCGTGAGCCACGTCTGCGTCGGTGCCCCCGACAGCGGCGACGTAGATGGAGTTAGCGTCGAGAGTGAAACCTTTGATAGTCAACGGTGTCTGATTGACGTTCTCGGTCACGAACGCGTCCAGTACACCATCAGTCGTAAGCACAGCACCCAACACCGACGGCAATGAGCCTTGCGAATTGTGGGCGACAGAAAGTGCACGACGTTGCTCAAACTCTGTACGTGTCTCGGTGTCACGACCAATTACACCATCGTTATTGTTGATGGCTTCATCCCATCCATTGACTGATTGATAGATGGTCTTGACTGAACCAGCCGGGGCAGAAATTGGTCCCGGTAACGTGCATTGGAATTGAAGATCGATTGTGCCCGAGGCCGGAATGGTACCACCATCGACCGCTGCATACTGATTACCATCGTCGGCCAGCAGTAAAGCAAATTGCGGGATCACCACACCGACGAGACCGATGCAGGTCACCGTCACGATAGTCGAACTCGAGGGAATGCGCTCGATGAAATAGATACGCGCTATGGCGTCCTGATATCGCCCGATGTTGTAGGCTGGGTCCATTTGCTGAGAAAGAAAGACGAATGCATCATTGGCATTGCCAATCGCCGCAGTTTGACTGACCGCCAACTGACCTTGCGGTGTCTCATCTGCCATGTTGAGTTCGTTGCCGAACGCAGCATTGATCTCGTCTTTGACCGCGACCAAGATATCGGGTTCTGCCGGGGTGACAAAACCGTTAGGCCCGAATGAAGGCTGTGGAACGGTCATGCTTAAAATCCTACTGTTGCTAGAGCACCATCCACATCAGTAACCTGTACTTGGCCTTTCGGGCGACGATCCAAAATAGATTCAATGAACGCCTGCGCGGCGACTACCTCGGGCACAGTCTTGGCAGCAGCGACGAAGTGCGCCTTCATAATTGACACTGGAGGATAATGACCGAGAATCTCTTCCCAGTAAGGAACACCGCGCGTGGTGTCATAGTAATCTTCGCCCTTGAACAGTTTGATAGCGCTCGCCGCGTCCTGCGCCAACGCGTAAGGCTTGGCGGCAACGGCGATACTGCGCGACGAATTGATCATCAGGTCCCAAGACAATGGATTGAGTAACAAGGTTGATGGCATTAGCCGTCACTTTCACTGATCACTGCAAACACTTTGGTGGAAGGCCCGTCAACCGTCATGACGGCATGAGGCGCGTTTTTCTTGCCGAGATCAATGCGATTAGGCGTCACGTAAACTGCGATGGAACTTGGCACGTGCTTGAGAGAGATCTCGTCTTTTTTGACTTGGACGTAGGTCTGGCTCTTGTCAGGAGATATCAAGATGGTACCGTCATCCATGAACTGAACGTAACTCTCCGGCTTGTCGGCGAGCACTGACCCGATAAAAATCCCATCGGCAATGTTGTAACGACGACTAGACCCCGGAGGTGAAACTTTTTTGGATTGCTTGACCCCGGAAATATCTCGATCAGCGGTGACAACGATGCCGATGTCATCAACTTTTGGGTCGAGGATGATTGCATTCTTGCCGCCAATCAAACGAACGTAGGGGAGATTATAAACCGTGACATGGTCGACCGTGCGCTGAATACCATCAATCATTTGAACTAACGGCAACACGTCAACTCGCCCGACCGCCGCGACTTCTCCCTTGGTCGTGACCTTCTTGACTTTTACAATGGTGCAAGTCATCATCGCATTCTTAGCCATCTCCACAGCAAAGCGCATGGCATTGTGCTTCGAGGTCGGAGAGGTGACCTGATTGTGGGCGTAGGACGGGTCCTTCGTATCGCTCATTGCAGTGTCACCGGGGAGCCCATTGAAGCCCCGTCGAGGATTGCGTACCAACTGCCATGAGGCGTGTTAGACTGAAGGTCGTAGTCAATACGAATGATTCGCCAATCGCCACAGGCTGGGGTTATATCACTCTTGATCGTCATGGTCGAACCATACTCGATTGCGCGACGAAATTCAGTGCGAACCTGAACCCCATACTCTGTGAACGATGGGTAATCTCTCAACCCGGTTTGCGGTGAAATGAACAGATTTCCCGGGCGAGCACCTTGCTTTGGCCACACAGCCAATGTTCCATTATCGATGAAACCCTCGATGCCGGCCGCGTCGATGACTTCCTTCATTTGTTTCCAAGGCGAACCCCAGAAATATGGGTCTGCAAGTTTTTGCTTGACACCATTGTCTTCAAACGCCAGGCCCGCTTCTCCAGCAAGTTTCTTCAAAATTGTGGTGACCTCGGTCGGTCCTTGATAACTCGATGGCGGCGCGCGCATTGTTGACGCTGAGCCACCAGAAATCGCAATGACATGAAATGGACAATCCGGCATTGCCTTCATGTCGCCCCATGCCTGCTGGATTTGACCCTCAAACACGGTGGACATACCATTGATGTCGTCACCAGCATTCACTGTGATTGAGTAGTTGTAGTTTGGGTGGAAGCGAGTGCCGAATGTCGATAGTTGTTTGATATGCTCGAGCGACAGCCCACGAATTTCCAATTGCAACGCGCCAAGATTGAACCCGCCTGCTTTGAGTATGCGCGCCGAGGTACGCAAGGCGTATTTGCCACGCGCGTTGAAGGTCACAGTGGCCGGACCGGAGAACGTCACATCGATGAAACGCCTTGCGTAGCTCATCCGGTGAGCCCTAACGCGGTCAGTTCATCCTGCGATAGATAAAGCAATTGAAAGCGCGAACCCAATCCAGTGTAGTCAGGGTCTGACGTGCCTTGGGTATCATTGAACACGAAGTCACCGGCAAACCCAGCATTGTCGTTGAGGTAGACACTCCGGATGATTCGATTGAGGTTCTGACAAATCACCGCACCAATTTCTAGCACCCCGTTGACCGTGATGTTGATGAACATGCCATAACGCAATTGGCGAATATCAATTTCCACAATTTGACTGTCCAATGTAGTCTTGATCTTCTGCGATGGCACCGCTTGAAGAGGCACAGTTTGCATCACTGCACTCCCGATGGTGCTGGCGTCGTCGCTTCTGGCGACTGAATGTTTCCGGTCGGACTCGCCTGAAAACCACTCGGTGATTTTGTGTTCTTGAAATCGGTAGTACCCTCTTCACGAATCTCCAGCAAACTAACATCCACGATCATCAAGCCCAAACCGTTGGTCGAAGTGCGACGATAATCATAGCCGACAACATTGACACCGATGTAGACAGCTTCAGGGGTCAGCACGTCATACAATGTGAGCGGATCACCAATCGCTGCGATGGAGTCAAGCAACGCCTGACGCTTGGCCGCACTACCGCCAGAAACGAATTGGATGTGAACCTGGAATGGGGTGTTCACTTTGTCATAGCTCTCGAAGCCGCCGCGCTCGACCGGGTAGTCAGACACCGCCCAGTCTTGCTTATAACCGAACGTCGTCACTGTGTCGGCGAGCACCACCGGTTGTCCATTAAGAAAAATACCCCATTGTGGTGTTGAACCTGGTCCATAACCAAAGACTGTATCGCCGGTCAGCAATTGGCCGACGCTCAAAAAAACGTCAGTCACATCGCCGAGTAGATTAGGAACACCGTCAGGAGTTG